TGTGCCGCTCCCACTTCCCGCCGCCGCCCACCTGGCGGTACGTGACGCGGTCGCGGTGGAGGATGCGTGGCTTGGCGGCGTGCACCCAGACCCTGCCGTGGCTCGTGATGCGCCCGTACGCGTCGGTCTTGAGGTGGTCCCAGACGACGGGCACGGGGAAGGCGATCGCGGCGACGTAGCTCCCTGGGCGCGTGAGGAGGTCGATGCCTCGGTAGAGGGCCTGCGCGAAGCCCTCGCCGAAGATGAAGTCGGCGTCGGCGAGCATCACGGTCTCGTTCGCGGCGGCCTTGATGGTGCGGGTCCTGACGTCGGCGAACGTCAGGCGGCGGGATAGGTCGCGCTTCTCGAACAGGCGCTTGAGGCGGACACCATGCGCGGCGAGGACCGGCTCTAGGTCGTCCAGTCGGGCTTGCGTGTCGTCGTTGCTGCGGTGGTCGAGTACGACCCACTCGTCGAAGAGCGGGGCGGCGTGCAGGCTGGAGAGCAGGAGGCGCTCGAGGGCGGCGCCCTCGTTCCACGCGTGCACGACCAGGCTAGCCCGCTTCACGCGGCGCGCTCCATGCGGTGCTTCGCTGGGCGCCGCCAGTCCGGCCCGTACCGGTGCTCGACCATGCGGACCGGGTCGGCGGGCGCCCAGACGGGGATGCCCTCCCAGGAGACGCGGGTGCGCTCCTCGATCCACTCGCGGGGGAAGCCGCGGCCCTTGCCGTGCAGCTCGTCGACGCGCATGTAGCTGGGGCGTTCGAGCCACCCGGGTCGGCGCCGGTCCTCGTGCCAGACGAAGATGCACACGTGCAGGCGGTTGACGTAGCTGACATGCGCGCGGGCGTAGTCGAGGTGCTTGATGAACCGCAACACGAACCCGGCCTCCTGCGCGGCGGGCCGGAGGCGCTTGAGCTTCGCCCAGTCCTCGAGGAGGATGCTGATGTCCGCGTCGTTGTCCCACGGGATCATGCCGCCCTCGCGCACCGCTCCGAGGAGGGCGCCGTAGTCCAGCCAGTAGTGGATGCCGGCCGCGTCGAAGAGCTGGACGGCTGCCGCGAGGGTCTGGATGACCAGCTCGCGGCAGCAGTCCGGCGTGGGGTCGCCCCTGCGGAGGTAGGTCGTGTCGCACTGCCGCGTGCGGGCAGTGCAGGGCATCAGCTCGAGGTGGGCGGCGGAACGTAGACCCTCCACGGCTCAGCGGCGCCGACGCCGCTGAAGCACCCGACGAACGTGACCTCGGTCGCGACCTCGCTCTTGTCCTCCGTCGCGAACTCCGGCGACTCGAGCACGAGGGCGTTCTCCACGACGAAGACGATGAACTTGCCCTCCTCACCGTAGGTCGTGATGAGCGCGACGTTGTCGACGTACGTGTCGCCCGTGATGGGTCCGCCGGTGATCTTCTGGAAGGCTCCGGCGGGCGACACGACCGCGCCGGGGAACTGCCTGCGGATGTTGTCGATCGTCTGCTCGAGCAGGTTGACGGTCAGCGCTGGCCGCACGGCGGTGCGGCGCATGAGGCCCTTGGTGGGGCCGAGCTGCCCGTCCGCCTCGACCTCGCGCAGCTCGCGGCCGGTGGTGAAGCTGGCGCCGCCGCGGGTGGCGCCGAGGGGAATGGCGTTAGCGATGGCGTTCTCGATCGCCGTCTCCATGTCACCGCCGCTTTCGAGGGCGGTGAGGTCGATGTTGAAGTACGCGGCGCCGGCGTCGAGGACGAGGCTCTCGAACGTCTGGTCGCTCAGCCCGCTAAGTCCCTGAGGCATGTTCTCAGGCTCCCTTCGTTGCTTGGATGGCTCGCACCTCTCCGGCGCGGGCGTATCGGACGGTGAACACGAGGGCCAGGGTCATGACGTTCCGGTCCTCGTTCGGCATCCACGCGTCGGTCGAGTGCCACAGGCGGGCGATGCCTTGCCCGGGCACGGTGAACCTGGCGTGGTCAAGGAGCGCCATGAGACGCTCGCGGATGGCCCAGATGCGGTCGGTGGTCTCGCCGTAGTCCCACACCTCGACCGTGTACGTCGCCGGCCTCGTGGCGTTGTCGAGGCCCTCGCCGGTGTCGAGGCGGTGCGCGATGTACGGCCAGGTGGCGTCGACGGGTAGGCGGTGGTACGGGCCCTGCCAGTGACTCCCGACCAGCTGCGCGAGGGTGGCATCGTTGAGGAGCAACTCGTAGAGGGTGGTGAGGACGGCTTTCGTGACGTCCATCAGATGCCCCACTCGCCCCGTAGGATCTGCTCGAGTTTCGGGCGGGCGAGTTCCACGGCGGTGTCCAGGTGCGGCCTGTTGAGGCCGTCCGGGTCCTGGAGGATGGGCGCGTACTCGAGGGCGCTGCCGACCTTGACCTGCACCCGCCCAGGTGTCTCCTCGAGGGGGCCCGTCTTGTACGACCGGGCGAGGTCGCCGGTTCGGCGGGCCGGGGCCTCTCCTTCCCGGGAGGCTTGGTACCGCTTCTTCGTGCCGGGCACGCGGTACCACTTGCCGGTGCGGTTCCCGACGAGGACCTCGAGCTGGAGGGTCTTCCTCACCTCGATGCCCATCGCGGCGACCTTGCGGCGCATCGCTTGCCGGACGGCTTCGACGACGACGGCGCGGTTAGACACTACTCGTACCCGCGTGGCTTTCGCCATCGTTCACCTCCCGGCATGCGACGCGGACGTACCGGCCGCGGTTGTCGACGGTGGTGGGTGGGGCGATGGGTTGCAGCTCCCGGTGGCGCCAGCGGAAGAGGGTCTTGCCGAGCGTGACGCTCGGCCCGGCTCGCAGGGTGACCTCGTGCGTCACGTTCGTGTAACCGGCCTGGGAGTACCTGGCGGCGCCGCTGGCGTCGACCTGCACGACGGCCGCCCACACGAAGCCGAGAGTGTCCCAGTTGGTGGTGGGACCGCCTACGGTGTTCACGCGCGTGCCGTCGAGGACCTCGACGCGGTGCCTGAGGCGGCCTGGGTTGACGGGCACGGGTAATCACCTCCTCAGAGATCGGGTAGGCGGTCGTCGGGGACGACGAAGAAGCCGGGGTGGTTGCGCCTCTCGGCGCGCTCGCGGTCGGCGTCCTCGACCGCCCTCTCGGCGCGGTCTAGGGCCTTGACGAGCTCCGGGTCGCTGGCGTCGTACGGACCGTCGCTGGCGTACGTCTCCCGCGTCATAGGCCGGGGTTGAGGCGGTAGGGGCGGATGAGCGCGTAGTCGAGCGACCCGCCGCGGTCACTGATGGCGCGGCCGTAGTCGACAGTGCCGACGCCGGTGAGGACGTCGGCGCGGACGTTCTCGACGCGCTGCTCGTAGAAGAACGCGACGCGGCGCATCACCCACGCCTTGACGTCGTCCGGGATGGGCTCGTCGGCGCCGCTCGCGTCCTGGAAGGGGTTGTTGAGGAACGCATCAGCCGACGCCTTCGCGCCCTTCACCAGCTCCTCGAGGAGCGCGTCTTCCTCGTCGTGCTCGACGCGGAGGTACGCCTTCACCTCTGCGAGGTCGAGGGTGAGGCGGTCTTGAACGGCGGTGAAGCGTGCCAAGGGCTACCCCTCCTGTTCCTTGGCGGCCTCGGCGGCGGCGCGGCCGCGGTAGCGCTTGCCGCGCCACTCGAACCACCCGCCGCCCACGGCCTGGATCTCGTCGTTGACCTCCGACGGGACCGGCTGCGGCGGTAGGGGCGGGGCGACGGCCTGCGTCTCGGCGCGCCGATCGAGGTACTCCGCGAGGCGGCTCGACGCCAGGTAGGCGGCGTGCTCGGCGTTCGTCTCGAACACCTCACCGCGGCGGATGCGGCCCCCCAGACGCGCGAACGTCTGGAGGGCCTTCATGCGGACCTGAGCCACCGGGTTACGAGCTGACCGCGCCGAAGTCGCCCTTGACGAACGCCTTCGGGTGCTCGGTGGTGAAGATGATGTCCTCCTCACCGAGGATCGCGAGCTGGTTGCGGATGAAGTCGTCGTTGACGAACCCGACCTGCACGCTGGCCCGCTCGAGGTCCCAGAGGTTGGCGCCCATCGCGAAGTCGCCGATGAGGAACGAGTCCCTCTCGATCGCGGGCGTGTCGATGACCGGGACGCGCCAGAGGCGCGGGACGCCGCCGTCCGTGACGGAGACCCAGAGGTAACGCTGGTCGTTGTCCTTCTGGAGCTCGATGGCCTCCCAGTCGTCGGGGTGCACGATCACGCCGGTGGGCCTGTAGAAGTACAGGCGCAGCATGGTGACCGCGCGACGGATCGTGTCGATGCGAGTGTCGCTGGGCTGGCCGCGACCCGACGCGTTGTAATCCTGCACGTTCGTGTTGGTCATGAGGCCCTGCAGGTTGCCGGCGCTGCCGTCGCCGTACAGGAGCTGCTCGTCTTCCGCCAGGCGGACGCCGAGGATGAGCTCGTTGTCGATGTACTGGCGCAGCTGCGGGGCGCGCCTGAGCGCCTGCTTGGAGATGGGCAGCCAGTGCGCGATCGTGACCGGCCCGGCCTGCTTCACCGTGAAGGTGAGCGCCTGCTCCTTCTTCTCGTCGCCCTCGCTCTCCTGCACCTCGGCTACCCATCGGCCGTTGCTGCGCTCGATGTAGTGCACGAGGCCCTCGGAGATGGGCGTGACGGGGAGCAGGTCGCGGATGTGCAGGTCGGGGGCGGGCAGGCCGACGATGCCGGGCTCGCGGCGCGCCTCGTAGAGGTGCGCGTCGACCTGGCCGAGGCTGGCGTCGGTGAAGAGCGCCTTGCGGCCGTAGAAGAAGCTCTTGACCTGGACGGCGCCGGTGGCGGGCTGCGACTCGGTCGCGGCCTTGTACTCGTCGCTGTCGATGAACGCGGCGCCGACCGAGGCGGGGCCCGCG